AATATATTCATCACTTAACTTTTCAATGTAATCATTTTCGGCTTTAGCCGCTGCAATCGTGTCTGGAGTAACTCCCTTTAAAATGTCTTGGTACTTCTTTAAACTTATCTTAGCCTCATCCGAAACTGCCGCTAATTCTAAAAGCTCCTCGTTTAATCTTCGAGTGCTTTCCGTTCCCAAAAAAGCACCTTGAGCAGCTAAAGTTGTATTTAATTTCTTTATTGCCTTTTCGGTAGATATAATAGTTTTTTCATTCTTAGCCATTTCCTCATACATAGAAATTGCTAAATATGCTTTTTGAGCTTCAGTTAGTTTATGGTATGTATCAGCTAAAGAATCAGCGTCTTTTGACATCTTATCTATTTCACTAGATGCTTTACCAAGGCTTTCGTATAAAAGGCCGCCAAGTATGGCTGAAAATGCAATTACAGCACCAACCACAGCACCTGACGGGCCAAATACTGACGCTAATTGCGGCCCCTGTTGTCCAAGAATCGTAAATGCACTGGTTCCCATTTGGGCTTGAACTGCAATATCTTGCAATTGATAAGAAACTTGCTGCGCCTGCGCCCTCATGTTTTTCATAGGGGAGACATTACTTCTTACAGATTTAGATAAGCCTTTTGTTTTGTTTTCGGCATTCTGAGCTTTGTTGCTTAAATTATCTAGCTCATTAGCTGATTCCATTACTCCATAGGTAGTAATTTTGATTCCAAGTTGCGCTACGTCAGCCATTTTTATTTGTCTCTCTAAAGTGCAAGGTATCTAAGTGTCGAATAATATCAACTTCAAAGGTAGATAAGTTTCCATATATCGACATATAAGCCTGAATTTCATTATAACTTATAACGCCAGACGATGAATTTTTTAGAGAGACAAACAAAACCCAGAGATAAGCTAACTCATCCCTGAGCATTGGTTCGCCATCAAGCTCTTTAGGATTTTTGCCTAAAGTCTTTGCAACCTGCTTTAGATTATCTAACCGACTAACTTTGGAACCTTTGTCATATCCGGCAGCCCAAAACTGCCATTTAGCAAAAGTTTCTAATTCCGTTGTTAGCCCTTGATAAAATTTTTCCTATCAGCTACAAATTTATCTACTTGAGATGCAATACTGGGAGCGTTGGTATATAAATCTCGCGCTTTATCTTCTGTAAACTCAACTTCATCTTTACCGCTTTTTAAGCCACGCCAACCTTTAGTGATAGAGACAAGCATTTCAATCTCACCGCCTTCTTCCTTATTAAGTAACTTCCTATGGTATGCCCTAACAGCATCTCGGTATGACTTTGAATCTATACCCTTTACATGAATATAAAAATCAGTTTCTTTATTATCAACTGGGCTTAATATTTGTATTTCTGCCCCTTCTTCATGCGGCACAGCCGTATAAAGCTCTTTAATATCCATCTATATCTCCAGTTAGTTAGGGGCATTTCTGCCCCATTTTTTACGCAGCAGTTCTTGTAATAACAATCTGCGAAGCGTCACCAGAATCGTATAATGCTACGAAATCTAAAGATACTGTCACAGCCCCTGCTCCGCCGACTTCAGGGTTCCCTGAATTGTATTTAACATTTGGCAATTCAAACAAATAGTCGTTACCAGCAGCATCAGTCAATGTAAAGGAAAGACTTGAAGATGTTTCATTAATAAACTTGTCAATCAAAGTCGAATCTTCAAAGTATGCAGTAATAGAACCGTTTACCATTGATTTACCAATAGATGGTTGCAGTGTGTCTGAAGAACCAATTACATATAGAGCTTCCATACCGTTTTCGATATTCAATTCAAGGCTAGTGACTACGGCAATGCTAGAACCGCCTTCTGTAATCGAGCCGCTAAATGAATCAAAAGGAGCAGTAACAGATTCAGTGTTATAAGTTGCGCCAGTAACAGCAACGCTGGCTACACTAAAGTCTTTACCGATAACACCAAATGATCCAGTAACCATAGAGTTAGGAGCTACTGACAAAGACATAGTGTTGAAGTTACATCCAGTAGATCGAAGATACTTTCCGATGTCTTGGTGGTGGCGCTCGATTGTATAGCTTCGGCGAGTAGTGCCCGCTTTAAGTACATCTGTATTCCACGTTCCACATAGAACAGCCTGTAATATGTCGTCAAAAGAACCGTAAGACAGCTCGAAGTTAATATCACCAGAAACGCTTTTATTACCATGACGGTAGTTAGCAATTTGACGATCTTCGCGCAGTTCTTCTGACTCAATAGAATCTTTAGAAAGGCCAATAGTTGTTCCAGTGTGACGGATAGGTGTAAAAACTGGGGTTGATGGAGTAGTGCCGAATGTAGATTCGACTACATACGCCATATTGTGTCTTGATCCTGTTGCAATAGTCATAAATTACCTCGGTGCTACATGAGCTGTATAATTAATTGTTACTGAAATAACGAATCGATCTTCGTCTATAAGTCCTGCATTTCTTGATACGTTACCAAGTCGAACATAAACGCCATTATACAGCAAATCTGTACCGCGCTTAAAATGATTGGCTATCACATCAGCCTTAGCTTCTGCGATTCCTCTGCCCGTACCAGCAGGAGCAAATACATCAATTTGATATAAACCTAAATATTCATCTATCCCGGTTGTACCCAATCCAGCTTGAACTGTCGGAGCAGGTAAATGGGTTGGCCTCAAGTATAGCGTATTTTTTATAGGCTTATAGACAGTGTTTTCCCAGGCGACAGGAGATGACCCAGTCAACGTATTAAGTTGTGAATCTAATGCTGCACTAATGTCTGAAAATACTGTACTCATTATTTAATCTCTTGCACTGCTTTATTTATTGCTTGCTGAAAAGCAAGAACATTAATTCTTACCATGCCAGTAGGTGCTTGGCTAGAATGACCAAGATATTCTATACGATTTGCATAAGGTACGTTATTTGTTAGAAATATAGCGCCATCACCTTTAAATGATTCAGTAACAGCAACAATGTTTGATATTGTCGTTCCTCCGGAAGTATCTCGTGTGTCTAGCGCACCCATGACAGGGCTTCCTAAAGAACACTGCCAATTGCCTCTCAACCGTCCAGCAACATACCCAACAGGAGGTTTCTTCTTCCACAAACTTGGGTTACCGACAGGAGTTGACTTTACAACACGGCTAAATAAATCTATTGCAACAGCTTGAGCAACGTCATTGACGTTTCTTTCAGTCTTGTCAGCAAATTTCTTAATATCTGAGGTGAAGCTCATAGTACACATCCGTTCCAGATGGAGAGATTACCTTCACATCCATCACTCGATAGTTAATGCCTTCAAACAAAACATTGTCATCAATAAATGGAACACCTCTGCCTGACTCTAAAAGCATCTTAATGTCGTTTTCTTGTACTAATTCAGAAGCCTTCTCAGCCTGCGTAAATTGCGCTCTAACAGCTTTTGCTGTGATGGTACTCGTACTGCCTCCAGAGTAAGCGCCAGTCGCAGGATCGAATGTAGAGTCTCCTACGCGAGTTATTGAAGCAGACGCACCAAAGTAAGTAATTAGCTTAGAAGCGGTTTTTCTTAAATTAACAAAGTTATACCCAGACCCATTTGTCTGCGTAGGCAATGCAGGTGGTAATCCTGAATCAGCGTTGCGAATAAAACCGTAATCAAACACGAATAACCCTCATTGTATTAATTACTAACTTTTGCAACTTAGTCTCAGCCGCAGTCAAATAAGTGTTGGCTCGCGCGCTGCTTGAGTATTCAACCTCAAGCTCACCCACTTTTTCCTTAATTGTTTCTCTTGCCTGGTTTGCTAGTGGATTCTCTCCACCGTCAATCCCAATGCATATTTCCATCTGAGCTTCTTTAAGAAGTCGCGGGATGTAATCAGAATCAACGTAATAATTATCAATCTCTACGCCATATCTAGGCCACTGTAGATTTTGCTCTATATTAGATTTAGTTCCGACAAACATTTTGGACTCTAAATAGTCCATCGCCTGAATTATCAGAACAGAAGCCGTCCCAGTAAGGGTCACCCCTCTATCTGAGGCATAGGTTGTTAATTCTGCTTCGGACACATACGAATTTGCAGTTGTTGAGCCACTGCCAGTCTCTACTACAATAGTCGCCATTTATGCGTCCTCCATCCAACCGTAAATTGAACCGCCTACCCTGCAAGATTTGTCTACGGATGCGGTCAGCCCAAAAACAATACCTTCACCAAACGAAGGCGGAACAGGAAAAGAAAATGTAACACTTCCATCCTGTAAATCTACACTACCCAAAGGCAAAAGCAAAAAAGGGTTTACAAATATATTCCCATTATATGAACTTGAAACA